TTACCATAAAGTATTATCTGTTGTTAAGGCAGTTGGAGCATTTGCACTTGCAGTGTAAGTTAATACCTGCCAGTTACTTGCTAAGAACTGCTTAGGATTAGTTGAACTGTTTGTGCCTGGTACAAAGTATAAGTTTTTAGTACCACTTGAAGCACTTACGAATGCACTATATCCGTATAATGCTAAACCACCGTTAGTATCTACGAATCTAATGTCACCACCGTCATTATGAGTAATAACAACTCTGTTGCTTGAATCAACACTTGCACTTACGTTTGTTAAACCAGCACCATTAATTCCTGCCGCTAGTATTTCTGAGTCAGTTGCCGCCCCAGTAGGTTGAATACTTACTGTTACTGGACTTGACATTGTATCACTGTTTGTAGTTGACTCACTAATTGTAAATGCGTATGTACCTGCTGACACCTGTGCCGCAATAATGCTTGAAGTTACATTAGTTGCACCTGTGTTAACACGTCTATAAATTTTAAAGTCTGCTTCAATAGCCGCCGCTTCGGATGTATTTGACATTACATATACAGTCCCAACTGCTAGATTCAATCCACCACCTGTTGGATCAAGTGCTTTTAACGCCGACATATTATTTGCATAAATCGGAGCCGCTACATCTGTAAACAAGTTAGTGTTACCATTAAAGTTTTTAACTTTAAGTCTAGCACCTAAGTTACTTTCAGTAGTTTTAAACCAAACTGAACCAGTTGGTCTTGGATTTGAATCAGTTGCTTTGAATTCAGGAACACTAGTGTGAGGTGCTATTGCTAATTTTGGCAAATAATAAGTTGCCGCAGTAATACCTACTTCACCTGCTAATCCTGTACCTTCTGCAATCACAACATTATTTGTTGTTGAGAAAATCGCTAATCTGCCATTAACTGCTTTTGCACTTACACCAGTTATACCAGCACCGTTAATGTCACTTACGACATCTGCTAGTGTAGTACCACTTGCTGTAATTGTAGTTGAGTTAATAACCATTGTTGCGGAACCAGTAACAGTTGGATTGCTTTGAGATCCAGTCACAGCAGGATGGCTACCTACCCATGCACTAGTTCCAACTTTTACCCAAGTACCGTCTGAGTTTTTAAAGAATAATTTGTTAACAGTAGTTGTTGTAACAAGAGCATAATCACCAACTGCTCCTACTGATGCTTTAGGATCGCCTGAAACACTGTTACCAACTTGTTCACTTTTATCTGTTATAATGTACGGAATCTTATTTGTAAAAGACTGTCCACCTGTTGTTGTTGCAGATGCACCGTTCCATTCAAATATACCATATCTTGAATTACCTGTGTCAAACCAATATGTACCTGCCGCTGGATTTGCCGCTGGTGCGTTTGCACTTGCTTGTAATTCAGCAGTGTTTACATCTGCTCTTACAACAAATGCTCTATTGGCAACACCTAAATATGAATATGCCGCTTGTAATCCGTATTCATTAAGTTCTCCACCATGAATTGGATTGTTGTTTGAATCTGTATAAAATGTTGGGTCACCGAAAGTCTCTGTTAACTCTCTTTGTGAAGTTATTAAGAATGGTGTTCCCGCTTTTGCTTTTGTTGTGCCTGATGCTGTTGCTGTACCACTGCCGTTTGTTTTGTCCTGTGCAGTGATAACAAAAATCATCGGCGTAGTGCCTGGTTCAGCCGGGGTATAAAACGATTCGTCTATAACACTGACCTGTACACCTGGTGATACTAAATTTGCCATTTTTTGTTCTCCTATTGGATCTTTCGTTATTAGTATTTATACAACTCTTCCAAAATCTAGTGTAAATATCGCCTGAAAAAGGGGGCAAAAAGGTGTGGTAAATACTATTATGAGTAGACCTTTATGTAATTACTGTAAACAACGACCGGCGGCTGTCAACTATAAGAAAGGAAACAAAACTTATTATAGAAAGCAGTGTGAAACCTGTTTGCATAATGGAAAAGGTCATGGCATACCCAATTGGTATAAAGCAGGTTATAGACAAAAAGATACTTGTGATAAATGTGGCTTTAAAGGTGAAGAAGTTCAGTTCAATGTTTACCATATAAATGGAAACTTAAACGATTGTCATATAGGAAATTTAAAAACTGTGTGTGCTAACTGTCAACGTACTATGCAACGTGTGGGTTCACGTTGGAAACAAGGTGACCTTGTACCTGATTTTTAAGTTCTTCTAGTGTTCCGTTATTATTAATCACAACATCAAAGTGTGTATTTGCCCATGCCCACTCACTAGGGTGAACGTCTTTAGGTTCTACACCAATGTCTTGATACACTCTAAACCACATAGGATCTATGCCACGTTTAACACGCCAAACTTGACCACCAGTTTCTAGTATCATTTTTGCTTCATTAGGAAACCTAACATCAGTAATAACTATGTTTTTATCTTTGTTTTGTAATAAGTGTTGTTTTGTTAAACTTACCCATATACCATCAAAGAAGCCATTACGCATACACTCTGTACCAAATTCTTGTAATACCAATCTTGGTGTAATTTCACGGCCTGTTTCAGCACTCCAAAATTCATCTTTTTTCTCACGCCATTCACGTGATTTATCTGTTTTTCCATCTAACAGATCTCTATCCCAATTGAACATAACCCCTACTGCATCTTTTAGCCTATCAGCAAAAGATGTTTTGGTAAAATTATGGTTATCTATTAATGTTTGTGCTACTGTGTCTTTACCGGATCCAATTAATCCGCAAATGCCAATTATCATGCGACTATTTCCTAATGTTAAGTTAATAGTATATACTAATGTTTAGTGGATGTCAAGTATTTTTTAGCCGATTGTGAAACCGTAACCCATACCGCCTGCAACTTGTAGTTTAAGATCTTCTTCAAGTCTTTCAAGTTCAGCCTGTGCTTCTTGTTTTAGAGCATCACCATTAAGAGTTGAACCACCTTGTGGACCTGCAATAGTGGCAAATTTACTTCTTGCTTCACCTAGCATATACTTACATTTTGCAAGTGTGTAATCTTTGATCCATTGTTTTGCAAGATAATCATTTAACAATTCACTGTCTGGTCTATGATTGTAACAATATAACAACAATGTTTCTTCCGCTCTGGATCTTTGTAATAGTGTTAATTTTTTAGAAGTAGTGTTCCATTTAAATTCTATAAAACTACCAAACATTCTACCTACAAGTTCTTGGTAACTAGCAAACATATTATAAGTTGCTAAACCACCCATGTTTGAACTTGCTAAAAGATAGGTATTTGTGTATGCTAAATTGAATGGTTCAAACAATGTACCACCATCACCACCACCAGTTCTACTACCAATGCTTCTTCTAAATATTTTTCTGACTTCAACTATTTCATTTGCAAGTACATAGTCATTTTGATCTATCACTGTATCTAGGAAAACATAACTTTCTTCAACAGAATTATCAGAACGCTGACGGAACTTATCAAATGCTGTACGTAGTGAGATCTCATAATGTTGTGGATCTAATTCAACATCGATCATTCCTCCGCCTAGCATTGCGGACACATAATCAAATATCTCTTGTTTTTGGGTTACTATATCGCTCATCTTATATGTATTTATGCGAACGATAAATACAATTACTATGCCGAGACTGAGTTTATACAAACCTGAAAAAGGAAAAGATTACGAATTCCTAGATAAAACCATACAGGAGATGTTCACTGTAGGTGGTACAGATGTATTTGTACACAAATATTTAGGTCCTAAAAATCCTGATGAAACAGATGCTACTGCTGATCAGCCTAGATATAATGCAGTAAAAGAAAGCAATATTCAGGATTTGCTTTTCATGGAAAATCGTGATAGAAAGTATGATCCAGACGTGTATGTTATGCGTGGTATCTATAATGTTCAAGATGTAGATTTTGACATGAGTCAATTTGGCTTATTTTTACAAAACGATACATTGTTTATGACATTGCCTATTAATTACAGTGTTAAAACTTTAGGCAGAAAAATTATGTCAGGTGATGTATTAGAACTACCACACTTAAAAGATGAACACGCACTAAATGATCACAGTGTAGCACTTAAAAGATTTTATGTTGTAGAAGATGTTAATCGTGCAAGTGAAGGATTTTCACAAACATGGTACCCACATTTATACAGAATCAAAATGAAACAAATTGTTGATTCACAAGAATTTAAAGAAATATTAGATTTACCAACGGAAGAAGGAAGTTCGCAAACTTTAAGAGATGTATTATCTACATACGAAAGAGAAATGCAAATCAATGATGCTATTGTAGGACAAGCAGAAGCCGATGCACCTAAGTCAGGTTATGACACTTCACACTTATACACATTACAAGTTGATGATAACAATAATCCTGAATTGGTTACTGCCGATGAGGCTACAATAGATGCAAGTATTAATAGCGGAAACTTAGATGCAAGTAGAGTAAATCAAACTCCAGAACGTAGCGGATATCAAGGTTATCTAATAGGTGACGGATTAGCACCTAATGGTGAAGTGTTTGGACATGGAATAAGTTTCCCAACTGCTAGTGTCAAAGGTGATTACTTCTTAAGAACAGACTTTTTACCAAACAGACTATTTAGATTTGATAGCCAACGTTGGGTTAAAGTAGAAGATGCTGTAAGACACAACTTAACTAATAGTCCTAATAAGAAAACACAAAAAGGAACATTTATTAATAATACTAAAACAACAAACATTGGTGGAGATACTGTTATAGAAAGACAAGCAATATCAAAAGCATTGAAACCTAAGGCGGATAATTAATGAAACACAATATAGCAGGATTAATTTTTGGAATTTTTGGCGTAA